ATCATCAATCCGATACGATAAATTAATTTATGGTACTGGTAAATCTGGTATTGACTTAACACAACAATTAATCAACAAATACAACCTTAAGAAAGAACCTAAATCAGTACAAGTTGGTGTGCGTATGGAATTACCACAAAAATATATGCAATCAATAGTGGATATATCATATGATTTTAAACTATATCAAAAACCAAACGAACGCGTTTCATTACGTACATTTTGCTCAAATAATAATGCGGCATATGTAGCTGAGGAAGAGACATACGGTATGAAATCATATAATGGTCATAGCTTCAAGCAAGACGATATGATTAACAATATGACCAATTTTGGTATAATTATGGAAATTAAGGGTATTGACAACCCATTCGAATTTCAAAAGAAACTAGTGGGTAAATGTCAAGATGGTCAAAATGGTTTATATTACTCACCGGGTAATTACCGTAAACCAACACCCAATGCTGAAGGTCATGAGATGAACATAACCCAAATTGGCTGGTTAGAATTAATTAATGTATCAGAAGCATTTGAAGGATATTTCGAACATATAACTAATTTCATATCTGATTTAAACTCAGTATTCCAATTTGGAGATGACTATGGTATTTATATCCCAGAGGTAAAATTCTTAAGCGAGGAGGTACTCGTAAATTACGACGATTTATCACTAGTAGATTATCCAAATGTGCATTTTGTAGGTGATAGTTTATCATCTAGAGGAATAGCCGTGAGTGCGGCCCATGGAGTATTATGTGTTAGTAACATGTAAAATAACAATTAAATAACACTTGGAGCCCCAATCGGGGCTTCATATATTCACATTAAAATATAATTATATGGCTAAAATAGGTTTTACAGGTAGTATAGAAAATGAAAACAATAAATTTTATAGAAAGATCCAAAGAAATTCATGGTGATAATTTCGATTACCATAATTGTAATTTCGTAAAAATGGATCATAAAGTTACATTAACTTGTAAAATTCATGGTGATTTCGAAACATGGCCTAGGGGGCATCTCCGTCAAAAAGTGGGTTGTCCTGATTGTTCTAAAAGAAATTCCACACTTGATACTATAAAAGTTATTGAACTATTCAAAACATTAGGTCATGATTATGATTATTCTAAATTTAATTACATATCATCCACAAGTAAATCCATAATAATATGTTTGAAACATGGTGAATTTAAACAAAGTTATTCTCATCATTACAAACAAAAGCAAGGATGTCCTGAATGTGGTAAAGAAAAATTATTATCGGCAATTAATGATAAAGTATTAGATATAAACGAATTTGTTAAAAGAGCCCAATATATACATGGAGATTTGTATGACTATAGTAATACTTTATATACTAGATACAATCAAAAACTTAATATAATATGTAATAATCACGGAATATTTACCCAATCACCCAACTCCCACTTAAGGGGTGAGGGATGCCCTGAATGTAGAAATTCTAAGGGGGAAAAATATATAGAAAAATATTTAAAGGAAAAAAACATAGAATATATTTTTCAACATCGATTTCCTGATTGTAAAAATGTAAGAACATTACCATTTGATTTCTATATCCCACACTTAAATGTATGTATAGAATTTGATGGAAAGCAACATTATGAACCTGTAAAATTATTTGGAGGTGAAGAAGGATTTAAGTATATTAACATTAATGATGCTATTAAAACACATTATTGTTTAGAAAATAATATAAGATTAATTAGAATTAAATATAGTAATTATAAAATTATTGATAACATTTTAAAAGAAAGTATATGAAAGTAGGATTTTGTGGGACGATGAGTGTAGGTAAATCTACATTAGTAAAAGAATTAAGTAAACTACCAGAGTTTAAACATTATATATTTGAGACTGAAAAAAGTAAAGAAATAAGAGATAAAGGAGTCAAATTAAATACAGAATCAACAATATTAGGTCAGATAATATTTGCAAGTTATAGAGCAGAAGAATTATTACATCCAAACATTATTACTGATCGAACTATAATTGATGTAATTGCATTTACCGAATTATCTAGATCTATACCATTTTACCAAAAAGCAGATTTCCGCTCGCTAGCATACAACTTAATTTCGGAATACGACTATATATTTTATATATCACCAGAAGGTGTTGATATTGAAGATAATGGAGTTAGAACAATAGATCCGGTATATAGAATGGCTATAGATAATGAAATACAAAGTATATGCAATAAGCATATTGGACAAATAAAAAACTACGCAGAACTAACGGGTTCTACCGAAGAAAGAATACATAAAATTAAACAGGCCATGGGTCTGTAATATTTATAATTAAATTTAAATTTATATATGAAAAAATCACTTTTACAGGAAATGATCCGCGAAGAATTAGCTAATAGAATGGCGGAAGACAATGAACCAATGTTCGATTCACCTCAAGCACAACAATCTCAAGTTAATAGCTGGGCAAAACAAGTTGAAGAACTTAAATCCTTACGCGATTCACTAGATAACCAAATTAGAGAAATAGAAGAATTAGCAAATCTATTGAACGTAAATGAAGGACCAGTTGAAGATAAAGCAGCAATGGATGCTGAACGCGTAGCAATAGATAAGAAAATGGCTGCATTAAATAAACGCAAGCAAGATTTAACTAAGCCAGGTGCTAGCGCTACATTGGAGGAAGACCAATTGGACGAAGAAACATTAAATGAAATGCCATTCATCGGTGGAGAAAAAGGTGCTGAATTATTCAATGCAATTAAAGTATCATCAGAAAAATTAAAAGATCAATTCCCTGAAGCTACAGCAAAGGATATATCTAAAATTATATTAAGTAAAAAGAAACGCCCTGAACTAGCACCTGAAGTAGAGGATGCACTATTGGCACAGGAAGAAAAATATGGTGACGATCCAAACTATACAGCTACTTTAGGTGGACCTCAAACAGAACGAGCAGTTACTAAAGCATTAGGTGAATACACCCCAGGACAACGTGGTAGAAAACCAATGGAAAAACCAGCTACTGAACCTAAAGCAACAACGCCTAAAGCAACACCAACACCACCAGAAAAAGACGAAGATTCAAAAGCATTAGCTGCTGCTGAAAAGGGTGCTGAACCTCAAGGTACATCTAATCAAGACAAATATGGTGTATTGAAAAAAGCATTAGATGACAAAACAGCTGAACTTAAAGCAATGTCAGGTTCATCAGATATGGAAAAACGTAAAGCATTAACTGCTGAAAAATTTAGAATTGAATCAGCAATTGAAAAATTAAAAAAAATTAAATAGTAATATTCACCGAATATTAAATACTTAAATTATGGACAATAAGGCAAAACATATTTATATAATAACAATAATAATATGTATTGCCTTATTGTTGTTTAATATATTCACATCACCCAACCCAACTCCTCCAAATTATTACCCACAGGAGAAACAGATAGATAGTATTAACGTATTGATTCAACAGTTAAATAAAGATCAAGTTAATCTAACCACCTCTATTAACCAACACCAACATAAATTAGATTCACTATCAAATCAAATATCCAATACCAAAACACAAATAATCAATATTAAGAAATATTATGGTAGTAAAATCAATGATATTAAGCTTTATACTCCTTCTCAATTGTCAAGTTTTTTCGCAAATAGATACAAGTAAAGTATGCTTCCCTTATCGTGTAGCTAAATTAATAGCTATTGATTTAATCAAATGTGATTCAATGTCATCCGAATTAAATTTAGTTAATGATTTGGTATATCAACAAGAACAAAAAATAACACAACAAGATACAGTAATTGAAATATATAAGCGAAAAGAAATCAATTATATAGAGCAATTAAACTACAAAGATACTATATATACCACCCAAAAGCAATTAATATCGAATTTAAAACAAGAAAATACGATACTAGAAAATAAGCGAAATAAACAGCGCTCACTAATTAAGGTAATGGGTGGAGGATTAATATGTACCCTAGCAATATTAATCACATCAATCATATACAAATAATATATGTCAGAGCAAAAGGATATACGTCAAATAATTAAAGAAGAATACATCCGATGTGCATCTTCACCAGCATACTTTATGAAGAAGTATTGCTACATCCAACACCCAAAACGAGGACGTATACAATTTAACCTATACCCATTCCAGGAGAAGGTACTAACGTTATTTCAGGAGAACCCATATACAATGATACTCAAATCTAGACAGTTAGGTATATCTACCCTAGCTGCTGGTTATTCAATATGGTTAATGTTATTCCACCAAGACAAAAATATATTATGTATCGCTACCAAGCAAGATACAGCTAAAAATATGGTAACCAAGGTAAAATTCATGTACGACAATTTACCAACTTGGTTAAAAGAAAAAGACAAACCTCAAGAATTCAATAAACTTACACTCCGCTTAAACAACGGATCTCAAATCAAAGCAACATCTGCTTCAAGTGATGCTGGGCGATCTGAAGCCGTTTCATTGCTACTAATAGATGAGGCAGCATTCATCAACAACATAGGTGAGATATGGGCTTCAGCTCAACAAACCTTAGCTACCGGTGGGGGTTGTATTGCATTATCTACACCTTACGGTACTGGTAACTGGTTCCATAAAACATGGGTAGGAGCTGAAATGGGAGAAAATTCATTTCTACCAATTAAATTACCTTGGGGTGTACATCCTGAACGAGATCAATCGTGGAGAGATAGACAGGACCAAGATTTAGGTATTCGAATGGCCGCACAGGAATGTTTTAGTAAGGATGTAGTAGTATATACTAAAACTGGACCAAAATTTATAGCAGATATTAATGTTGGAGATATTGTATTATCTCATGATGGTACATACAATAAAGTAGTTAAAACATTTTCACATGAATCTACTGACATATATGAAATTTCATCTACATTAAATGGAAGGATTAAATATGTTACTGGTAATCATCCATTTTTAGTAGATGATGAATGGGTAGAAGTTAAAAATGTTAAAGATAGTTGGGTAAATCTTTTCCCTAAAGTTGAACATGTAACAACCTCCAACACTATAGATCTTAAAGATTTCATTACATCAACCTCACCTAGACATTTTGTTAAACATAACGATACTCATATATGGATAACTAAAAAACATAAATGTCCTAGATTCATCAAATTTGACTATGACTTGGGATATATATTAGGTTTATACTACGCAGAAGGTTCTAAATGGAAAAATGTGGTGTGTTACTCATATAATGCTTTAACTGAACGGAATGCGTGGGTTGCTGATTTAGAGAAAAAATTAACAAATATACTAGGTATAGATATATTTGCCCATTATGTATCTAAAACATGGGCTGGAAGTGGAAATATGTATATTAAATCTAATTTATTTGGGCAATTTATAGACATATGTTTTAATGGAGAAAAATATTGCCAAACTAAATACATTAGTGATTTAGTATATCAAAATGCATCAACAGAATGTTTGCGAGGTATATTGGATGGAATGATGTTGGGTGATGGGATGTTAAAAAAAGAATACAATATATCACTTAACTTAACATCCGAAAGGTTAATATATGATATGTTATATATAAATAATGTACTAGGAACCCATAACATATCACTAAATAAAGGTGTCTCAACATTCCCTTCCGGAGAACATGGAGTTAAATATGTATTGAATTTACTAAAAAGTAAACACGACTCAAACAATAAGACATATTCAGAACGAATCCAAGAACATCAGATCAATATATCACACGATAAAAATAGATTTTCATATATTGATGGTATACCTAAAATTAAACTTATACTTAATAAGATAGACAAACCAACCACCGTATATAATTTTGAAGTAGAAAATACCCATACGTATGTAACGGAATATGGTGTGGTACATAATTGTGATTGCGACTTCAGTACCTCAGGTGATACAGTATTTGTACCTGAAGATATATCATTCTATGAACAAACATATATTACAGACCCATTAGAGAAACGTGGATTGGACCAAAATCTATGGGTATGGGAACCAGTTGACTATTCTAGAGACTATATGGTGGTAGCTGATGTGTCTAGAGGTGATGGTAAAGATTACTCTACATTCCATGTATTTGATTCAGAGAATTTTACACAAGTTGCGGAATATAGAGGGCAATTAAATACAAAAGAATTCGGCCATTTACTAGTAGGTATAGCTACTGAATATAACAATGCATTACTAGCACCTGAAAATTCAAATATTGGATGGTCTACAATACAAACAATATTGGAGAGAGGATATACTAACCTATACTATTCACCTAAGAGTGGAAACCTGAACTCCAATTCGTATTTTGACCCATATTTAGATACCAAACAAATGGTACCTGGCTTTACAATGTCTTCAAATACACGTCCTATAGCAATAGGTAAATTTCAAGAAGCAATTGGTGACAGAGGTATAGTAATACGCTCACATAGGTTGATGGAAGAAATGAAGGTGTTCTTGTGGAAGAATGGCCGAGCTGAAGCGCAAAATGGATACAACGATGATTTAGTTATGGCTTGTAGTATCGGCTGCTATTTGCGCGAAACATCATTTAAATTGAGACAACATGGTATGGACATGTCCCGCAATATGTTGAATAATATAGCAACAAACAAATCACACTATGATAGTGCATATAATGCATCTGGTATAGTAAATCCATATAAAATAGAAAACCCATATACTGGCGGTTCAGAAGATATATCGTGGTTACTTTAATATAAAATAAATAAATAAAACAAATAAAAAACAAATGGCAAATACTTCATTGTTTCCAAGGTTAAAACGGTTATTTTCAACAGACGTAGTTATTCGTAATGAAGGTGGCACTCAACTAAGAGTTGTAGATATTAATAAAATACAACAATCGGGTAAATACGACACTAATAGTATTATAAACAGATTTAGTGGTATATATGGTACATCAACTACCTCTATATATGGTTACCAAAGTAGTACCAACTACCAAATCATACGCCCCCAATTATATTCAGAATATGATTCAATGGATAACGACGCAATCATTGCCTCCGCATTAGATATCATAGCTGATGAATGTACATTGAAAAATGACATGGGTGAGATGCTACAAATTAGAAGTTCAGATGAAGACATCCAGAAAATACTATACAATCTATTTTACGATGTAATGAACGTTGAATTTAACCTATGGACATGGATTAGAAGTATGTGCAAGTATGGTGATTTTTTCCTAAAATTAGAAATATCTGAAAAATACGGAGTATATAACGTAATACCATTTAACGCATTCCATATCGAAAGACAAGATGGATACGATATAGAAAATCCATCCTCAACTAGATTCAAATTTCACGAAAATGGTGTACTTACATCAAAAGATTACAGCTACCATTCGTTAAACAAAAACCACGAGAAAGAAATATTCTTCGACAACTACGAAACAGCACATTTCCGTTTATTAACTGATACTAACTTTTTACCATATGGTAGATCGTATCTAGAACCAGGACGTAAGCTATTCAAGCAATATACAATGATGGAAGATGCTATGTTGATTCATAGAATCGTTAGAGCACCAGAAAAACGTATATTCTATATTAATGTAGGTAATATTGCTCCTAATGAAATAGAAAATTTCATGCAGAAAACTATATCTAAAATGAAACGTACTCCATACATTGATCAACAAACTGGAGATTACAATTTAAAATATAACATGCAGAATCTACTTGAAGATTACTACGTACCAGTGCGAGGTAATGATCAAGCAACTAAGATAGACAATTTAGGTGGTCTACAATATGATGGAATTAAAGACGTTGAGTATTTAAGAGACAAATTATTTGCGGCACTTAAGGTACCTAAAGCATTCATGGGATACGAGAAAGATTTGTCTGGTAAAGCTACATTAGCTGCTGAAGATATTAGATTTGCTAGAACCATTGAACGTATCCAACGTATAATATTATCTGAATTAAATAAAGTAGCACTCGTACATCTATATTCCCAGGGGTATACAGACGAAAATTTAACCAATTTCGATCTATCACTTACTACACCTTCAATCATATACGAGCAAGAAAAAATTGCATTACTGAAAGAAAAAGTTGAATTAGCAAACAATATGAAGGAAAATAACCTATTACCTTCAGATTGGATATACGAAAATATATTCCACTTGAGTGAAGATCAATACGATGAGTACAGAGACTTGATTATGCAAGATGCTAGGCGTAAATTTAGATTAACGCAAATTGAAGCAGAAGGAAACGATCCATTAGAAACAGGTAAATCATATGGTACACCACACGATTTAGCATCATTATATGGTAGAGAAAGATACGCAAATGCGTCTGTACCTCATGGATATGACGAAAAAGAAGAATTAGGTCGACCAGAAGAAAAAGTATCTAACATTAACACACAAGATAATGCTTTAGGTAAAGATCGATTAGGTGCTGCTGGTATGAAGAAAGATGACGAATCTACTTCTACTAAACCATCATTTAAAGGAGGTTCACCACTAGCACTTGAGAGTAAAAATGTAAATAGACGCAATAAACAATTGTACGATGAGATAGTAAATAATAAAAAGCGATTAATATTTGAAAATGATATTAAGGCAAATTCATTACTAGATGAATCACAAATACGAGAATAACACCCCTCTATATATTTATAACAAAAATACTGGTTTACACTATTAAAAATGATTAAAATATCTCATTCAAAATATAAAAATGCAGGCATATTATTTGAATTGCTTGTGAGACAAATAACATCCGATACATTAGATGGGAAAGATTCCCACGTTAAGGATTTATTAAAGAAATATTTTGTGAAAACCGAATTGGGTAGGGAATATAAATTATACGAAACCCTATTAAAGAAAACATCCACATCTGAATCTAAAGCTGATATAATCATCAACACATTAATTGAATCATCTAGAAATCTTAACCGTGGAGTTATCAAGCGACAAAAATATAATTTAATAAAAGAAATTAAAGAATACTACGACATTGAAAAATTCTTTAACCATAAATTATCCACGTATAAAGTATATGCTGCATTCTATACATTAATGGAAGCATATAACACTAATATATTACATCCAGAGCAGTTAATTAATAATAAAATCACTATTTTAGAACATCTGACTGCCGCACCTATTAAAAATACCATTGTTAGAGATAAACTGATGGAAGAATTCCAAAATTCAGACCAAGATATCCGTTTGTTAACATATAAGATATCAATGGATAAATTCAATGTTAAATACAACGATTTAAATAACCAACAAAAAGTTGTACTTAAAGAATACATCAATTCAGTAGACAATTTACCTAGATTAAAAGAATTTTATATAGATAAAATTGAAGAAATTAAATCAACACTATATACACTGAATAAATCAACAAAAGATGATATATTGAAAATTAAAATTAACGAAATACTATCCATAATTAATATACCTAGTAAAAACGTTAAAATAAATGACAACAATTTAGTTGACTTACTTCAATATTACGAATTGATAAACGAACTACAACTAGTTAATGGATAAGATACGCGAAATAATTCGAGCTAAAATAAAAGAAATATCCGCTACATCTGGTGGTGGAGCATCGTTTTCTGCCGGTGGAGGTGAGCAGTATGCAACACCACGTGCTTTTGGTAAATCCAAAAAACCTAAACAACCTAACGAATACTACAAAGTAGGATATAAACCCGTACCAAACAAAATACCTGGTTCTGGATTGGAGGTAAAAGAATTATTCGAAACTGAACAACTTAACGAATACAATGATTTCCAGCAGGAAAGAATAGCCGCATTCGAGGATATAAAAATACGATTAAATAGAATAGCACCCCTAGTATCTAATGCTAAAAATGAAACTACTGAATTCTATACAGAACATCCTGGTTCGTACGACATATACAAACCAACCGAAATGATACTAAGTTATTTAAAAGCAATTGAAACACTATTAACTAAAAGTAAATGAAAAAAACACTACAAGACCAATACTTACTAATTAAAGAAGGTAAAGGACACACAGGCGTATTCTTAACGGAAGCTAAACGTCAATTTCCCGATTTAATACCGAATGATGCTAACGTTGAATTAACATCACGTATATTGAAAGATAGAAACATCATCAATGAAAATATAGTTGGTATGCAAGTAGTTGGTAATATGTTACCAACTAAAAAGGAATCATACGAGGTTGCATTCGAAAACTTCTTGAAAGAAGCAAAGAAAAAAGAAGCAACAGACAAAGCGGAAGTAAAAACACCATCTAAATCCGTTAAAGATAAACAATCCAAAGTGTACGATAACACAGACGACAAAAATATCGACAATTTGATATTTGATCAAGTGATGAAGGGATATTACGCTGAAATGAAAGACCCTAAAAACACAGACAAAACATCAGATGAATTAAAAGCCATTGTACTTAAAAACTTATCTAAAGATCCTATCCACTACACAAAAGATGGACAATTCGGAGTTAAAGATTTAGGCTATGTAACTGAACACCCAGGATTAGGCACACCTAAAGAAGCAAAAGGACCACATAAAGCAAGTGGATATGGTAACTTAAATGAATCTATTGATGAAATGATCCATATTAATACCTCAAACACTAAAGGTGGAGGTAGACGATTTGTTCCAGATGAATTACCATTTCCTGCTCAAATAATGAAGCGTTTTGGTGAACATATGGTATATAATAATGGAACGTTATATGTTTCATCTATATTATACAATAATTTAGTAAAGGGATATGCTGATCAACCAGCACTAAAAAAATTAATCATGGATATTCCTCCTATGGTTAAACAATTACTAAATAAAACAGAAAATTACGGCCCGGTAGTCACATTACCTAAACAATTTAAACAATACAACCCATTTAAAAGTCCAGTAAAACGTGCCGCTGAAGACCAATTTAATAAAGCTGGCGACAAACAATACTATTCAGCTGGTGATTTACTTATACCCAATTTAAATAAAAATAAACTTGAAGAAGACATGCCAGTAAGCGAATCAAAGTTGCGTAGTATTATCCGCTCAATTATAATGGAAGAAATGAGCAAAACACCAGTAAACGAAAACGTACAAAAACGTTTAAAGGAAATTGATGGTGAAGTAGCAAATGAAGTAACGCAATCTAAATTAAATAAGATTGAAGAAGAAATAGCTAAACGTACACGCCAATTAGAAATGATTGACGAAAATGAAGACTTAAAGCAATTAACAGACACTAAAAAAGTTAGAGCATTGCAGAAAGAAATCAAATTACTAGAGAAATCAAAACTTAAACTAGAACGAACACTAGGTAAAGGTGGTAAAAAGGAAGTAATTGACGAAACTGAAGAAGACCAACCACACGAAAATTATATAGTAGCTAAACGTGATTTAGAGCTAGAATTAGATAGAAAAGATGATGGTAATTTAACTGCTGAAACTATAGAAGATGCAATAGATGAATATCAATCTTCTACTAAAGAATTCACTAAAATACCAGTAGAACAAATCCCATTACTTAAACAAGATTTAATCTCAAAATATTTAGGTACAGACAATGACTAAATCATTATTAATAGAAACAACACATTTCGTACCATCACCTGTCCGTCTAGTAGAAGGACAAGGTAATGGTGGTAATGTATTTGTTGAAGGTATATTAGCAACCGTTGAAGTAAAAAACGGAAACGGCCGCTACTACCCTCGTGAATTGTGGGAGCGTGAAATTGATAACTTCCAAAACAAAATCAACCAAAAATCAACTGAAACATGTGGTGAATTAGACCACCCAGACTCACAAATAATTAACCTTAAAAACGCATCTCACGCTATACGTAAACTATGGTGGGATGGGGATAAAATAATGGGCCTACTTGAAATATTCTCCGACATGGGGGAAAAAGGTACTTCATCCGGACGTATATTAGGTGCATTAGTTAAAAATGGTTTAACAATTGGTGTTTCTTCTCGCGGAATGGGCTCACTCAAACAAGTTGGTGAAATAATGGAGGTACAGTCGGATTTTGAACTGCTTACATTTGATGCAGTTTCTAACCCATCCAACCCAAATTCATGGATGAAACCAACTAATCCTTTAAACGAATCTAGAACAACCACTCTAAATCCATATAACAAAGTAAATTCAATAGTAACAGAAATATTATGTGCTAAAGGTACATGTCCCATATTTTAATCCAAATTAAACATTCAAAGTCTTTACCATATGTATAATAGAAACATATGGTAAAACTTTGTCCCACCTGCAAAATAGAAAAACATATTACGGAATATGGTAATAATAAATCCCGTAAAGATGGATTTCAACGTGAATGTAAAACATGCAGTTATTTATACAATAACAAGCATTACCATGCTAAATTATCACCACGTTTAATCAATATAATCCCTGAGGGGTGTAAAACTTGCACATATTGTAAAGAAACATTAATGTTATCTAGCTTTAAACCACAAAAAACAGGAAGATTTGGAGTCACTAGTTTATGTAAAATATGTTTTAATATAAAATGGAATTTATACCAAAAAGAAACCAAAAACCAAACCAACCGCAATAAAATCAGACGTAAAACCGACCCCCAATTCAAACTAAAACAAAACCTTCGAGGGAGATACATGGATGCCATAAAACGACATACCTCAGGAGGTAAAGTAAACAAATCCCACTCAGCCATCGATTTAATAGGATGTACAATAGGTGAATACGTTGAATTCCTAGAAAACTTATTCTACCCAGAAATGACATGGGAAAATCACGGGACCGTTTGGGAAATAGACCATATAAAACCCTGTGATGCTTTTAATTTAATAGATCCGGATGAACAAAAAACATGTTTCCATTATTCAAACACCACCCCATTATTTAAAACAACAGAAATAGCAATATCTTTAGGATACAATAACATATTAGGTAACAGAAATAAAAACAATATATTTTAATTTAAAACCCATGGAAAATCACGAAACTCCAAACCACAAATTGTCTGAAAGTTTTATTCGCATGCAAAAACTTGCAGGACTTATTACTGAACAAGAATACACATCATTATCTAAAGAAATTGACTTAATGAATTTATCTAACAGTATATCTGAAAAATGTAAATTAATTAAACAATCCATAAAAGATCAAGGATATGATATTTAATATATTTGAAGCTAATAAAGATGTAGATTCGTTAATATCCCATCTAGAATCTTTAGTTGTTAAATTACGGAGATCAGGCAAATTAGATACCCAAACATTAGAATTAATCCAAGATTTATTCAATAATGAAATAGCATACTACATGTCTAACTATTATATCCCAGAGGTTGAAATAAATTCAAAATATGAAGAACAAATTATAAATGATTTAATAGATATAACAAGTATTTTATATAAAATTCAATAGTTACAGAAATATTATGTGCTAAAGGTACATGTCCCGTATTTTAGTATCGAGTATCATCGATAAATCTAGCCTGCTTATGCAGGCTTTTTTTGTCTTTCTCGACTTTGTAAACCTCCATACATACGTATACACGAATATACCACCTCCCCAAATATTATGTGGTATTTATATAATTAATTATATTACGTTTCTAAATAAACGTATTTTCCCAACTAAAATAATTTAGGAAAAAATGTCAAACAACAGAGACCTGTTCGCAGGAGCAATCGCTGAAGCTAAAGCTGTAAAAAACATGGCTATAGAGAACGCAAAAGCAGCCCTTGAAGAAGCATTTACACCCCAATTGAAAGAATTATTTTCTGCAAAACTTAGAGAAATGGACATGGAAGAAGAGAAATCTTACGGACATGAAATTGAAGAAGGTGAAGAAGAAGAAAATGAAGAACCAGTGGACGAAATGTACTACAAAGAGGAAGAAATTGATGAAGAAATCAATTTAGAAGATCTATTAAAGGAAATAGAAGAAGAAGGAACGTTAAACGAAGCTGAAGAATCTGAAGAATCTGAAAAATCTGAAGAGGAAGAAGAAGACGGATCTCCACTAAATCTAGAGGATATGACCGAAGAAGATCTTGCCCAAATGATTGAAGATATCATGTTAGAAGAATTCCCACAACTTGCTCAAATGAAAAATGACGAAGAGGAAGAAGGTGAAGAAGAAGAAGACATGGACATCAACATCGAAGATGAAGTGGAAGAAGGAATCAGTTTAGACGAAATCTTACTTGAAATCGAAAATGAAGAAGTAACAGAAACTGCAGTAGTTGATACTAGAATTGAAGAATTAACAAACAAGCTAGAAGAATCATACAACGCAATCAACACATTACGTTCAGAATTAAACGATATTAATTTATTGAATGCTAAATTGCTTTATACTAACAAAATATTCAAAGCGAAAAATTTAACAGAAAGTCAAAAATTACAGGTTCTAGGATCTTTCGACAAAACAAACAATGTTAAAGAAGTAAAATTAGTATACAATACATTAAACGAAAGTTTGAAATTAAAAACACAAATATCTACAAATAAACTAGGTGGTGCCTCTAAAATTTCATCTATCCAAACAGTAAAAAAACCAATCGTTGAGTCAAACGAAGCATATTTAAGGATGCAAAAATTGGCTGGAATTATTTAATTAAAAACAATTTAAAACAAACAAATGTCAAGTATTAATTCATTATTAGAAAGCGCTGCTGGTGGTTGGAAAAACCTACAAAATGATGCAGCTAGAATGGCCTCAAAATGGGCTAAAACAGGATTGTTAGAAGGTTTAGAAAACGAAACTGACAAAAACAATATGTCTATGATTCTTGAGAATCAAGCAAAACAATTAGTTACAGAAGTAAATGCAACAAACCAAGGTGGTGCTACATTTACAGCAGGACCAGGTGAACAATGGGCAGGAGTAGCTTTACCATTAGTTCGTAAAATCTTTGGTTCATTATCTACTAAAGAATTCATGTCAGTTCAACCAATGAACTTACCTTCAGGTCTTGTATTCTTCTTAGATTTCCAATATGGTCAAACAAAACAATTAGGTTTTGGACCAGAAGGTGATGTATATGGAACAGGTTCATTATACGGTGTTACTAACCCAGCAGATGGAGGTAATCCAACAAATGGTTTGTATGGTGCAGGTAGATTTGCATACTCAATCAACCAAAAATCAGCTTCATTAGCAGGTGTTGTTACTAAAGCTACATGGGCTCAATTGAACTATGCTTCTGAATTGTCAGCTTCAATCGCAGCAGGTGTTACTTATTCTGCATTAGCAATTAACATGAGTGCTTTAACAGCTTCAGGTGCAACTGCTCCAGATTTAAAAGGTGTTCGTGCATTTACAGCTACTTCAGCTTCAGTTGCTACAGCAGCAACAATTTTACCAGAATATACAACTGTTAACGAATCAACAGGAGTTGTAACATTTATTCACGCAGCATCATCTGCTTCATTCGCTAGTTTAACACCAGCAGGATGTTATGTTACTTACAACGTTCAACCTAAAGATAACAACAGAGGTGATTTCGAAGATGCATCAGGTGCAGGATACGCAAATGCTAACTCTTCAGCAGCTGATCAATTAGCTATCCCTTCAATCGATATCAAAATGAAATCTGAAGCTATTGTTGCCAAAACACGTAAGTTGAAAGCACAATGGACACCAGAATTTGCTCAAGATTTGAACGCATACCAATCATTGGATGCTGAAGCTGAGTTAACTTCAATTATGTCAGAATACATCTCATTAGAGATCGATTTAGAGAATTTAGATATGTTAATTCAAGGTGCAACTGCAGGTGACGAATATTGGTCAGCATTGAATAACAGATCATTGAACTCTGCTAAAACAGGATTCGATAATTTAGGTTTCTTCAATACACAAGGATCTTGGTTCCAAACATTAGGTACTAAATTCCAAAAATTATCTAACAAAATTCACCAAAAAACACTTCGTGGTGGTGCAAATTTCTTAGTATGTTCTCCATCAGTAGCTACTATCTTGGAATCAATCCCTGGATTTGCTTCAACTTCAGACGGTGATGCTTCAAAAGGTAGTTATTCATTTGGTATCCAAAAATCAGGTAACTTAAACAACAGATATACAGTTTACAAAAATCCATACATGACTGAAAACGTTATTTTGATGGGTTATAGAGGAGCACAATTCCTTGAAACTGGAGCTGTATTCTCGCCTTATGTTCCATTAATTATGACTCCAATGGTTTACGATCCAGAAACATTCACTCCACGTAAAGGGTTATTGACTCGTTACGCGAAGAAAATGATTCGTGGTGAATTCTACGGTAGAGTATTTATTTCTGACCTAGCAAGTATCTAATCGCGCGTTAAATCGCTGATTATACATAAAAATAGGGCACCTAAACGGTGCCCTTTTTTGACCTCCATATATTTTATATATTTTATATATTTTATGTATTGTATTTCCCCAACCAACCCCATATATTTGTCTATCAAATATTCATTTTATATATTTATAGCGGAACATAAGGGGCACTTATATGAAGCAAATAGGAGTATACAAAATCACATCACCAACCAATAAAATATATATTGGTCAATCAACAGATATAGATAAACGTTGGTACCACTACAATAAATTACGTTGTAAAGGGCAACCACAACTATACAACTCACTCAAATTTCATGGTGCAGAAAACCATATATTTGAGATACTTGAGATATGCAATGCTACTCAATTAGATGAACGAGAATTATCCTATAAACAATCCCACACAGAACAATATGGGTGGGATTCAGTAATGTTTACCATGTTGAATGATGGTAAGGGGGGAAATAAATCAATATCCACTAAACATAAAATGTCTCTCTCTTCAACCAAACAAAATAGAAAAATAAATGCATATACACTAGATGGTGCATTTGTATCAACATTTAATTCCGCATCTGAAGCTAAAAGTATATTATTTGCAGATATTAATGAAAATACAGGTAGTATATTAAGCTCATGCCGAAGAGACAAACAGAAAACATGTAGAGGATATATATTCCAGTTTACAGACGATGACCAAATATCGATAGTGCTAGAC